GTTCTAACGAAGCGATTTCCATACCTATCTATTATTCTGACTTGCTGGCCGTGCTCGGGATACCACAGGAACCTTTAATGAGATCATGTCCTTTAGATTCTGCTCCATGCGTACAATCTGCTCCTCTAAACGAGTGATGAGCATTTGCTGGTCGGGTTTATTAACGATCAACCAGTCGTATGCAGCGTAGAGAGGGAGCAATCCATGAAACGGTTTAGGTATTCCAGGCTCCTTAGTTGTGTCTGTAGAGACAAAGTAGCTCTGCTCACGCTCGAAGAACACTCTAATCCCAGCAGAAGCCGTGTAATTAGGCTTAGGATAGAGGTATATTGCGTTGTTTCTCTCTAGGAAGTGAGTGGGAACGCCAGAAACAGCACCAGTCATTGCGTCCAGTGCGTTTTCATCGTCTACAGTCATCCTTTCCAGCTCTACGTGTGCGGTTGCGGTAGAACTTGGGAGGATTGTTACTCGTGTGATGTTCAATACGTCCAAAGAAGACCCGTCATCGCCGATATTGTAGTCAGCTTGACCACTCGTAAGCGCGAAAGTCCCCCATGGTGTGCCTGTGTGGTTAACATCATCCCAGCGAATATGATCAGAATACGACAACAAAAGAGGCATAAGGCGGTCAAACGCAAAGTTGACACGATTGGTAACAACTTTGAGTAGTGTTGCATCGCCTGTAATCCCAGCATCGCCGGAGTTTGTCCAAAACTCTATGTGCTGTAGGATGCCATCCTTCGTCGTGGTATTCGAAAATTGCATATTAGTTGGTTGAGTAGAGGAATGTGTAGTCTATCGTGCCACCTACGGTTGCAAAGAGTCCTGTGTAAAAGCTGATTCCAGGAGGGAACATATATACACCAGGCCCTGCTGCAAAGGTAATTGTGTTTAGGATTACGGTTCCTGATCCGGCTGTGTTGTCCCACACTTTCAAAGTTCCAGAAGTATGAGAGTTCACGACAATGCCGTATAGAGTGCCGTTGCCAGTCGCTATACCCTGCGACGTGGTTCCGTTTAAGTATTTTGCTCTGTCCATGTTGTTAATTAGCGGGCTAAATCTATACACCAATGGCGTTGATATATAGGGCACAGCCCGCTAGGGGCTATGTGTGTTAGTACGATACCTGTTCCCAAGTAGCCTGACAGCTTCCTGCACCCATAGTGAATGGATACGTTACGCCAGACGAGCCACCGCGAACGGTTACGTTCAACCAAGTGTTCGGTGCCCAAACATCAGAACCCTGACCAGTCGATGAAGCGTAAAGTGTAGTCTTTGCTCCTGATGCGATTGATGCAGAACTGATAAGAGGGGTAGTCGAAGCAGATGGGGTTGTTGCGCGAGCGATAGTTAAGATATAGCTCGATGAGGTTGATACCGAGATATCAACCGCTGCACCACGAAGCGTTGAGGTTGCCGCAGGTGACTGAATCGAACAAACAGTTGTTGACGCTGTTGCGAATGAAGTCGTGCGAGCAGCCCAGACAGAAACATCTCCGAATCGAAGATAGGGAGAGATCACGTCAGGGTTTGTACCGCCTAGTGGCTTGCCGGGTACGTTGTTCACAATCGTGTCAGGTGTAATGACGTACGATGCGATGAACACAGTAACCAGTGCTGCAACTATTGCTGAGATTCCTAAGTTTTTAATTTTGTCCATGAGTTTGATTGTTACTTGAACGAATCAGGGATCACTGCGAACTCTCCGCGCGCCTCCTTTGCCTTACCCTTTACAGGTGAGACTATTTTGTAGTTAGCGACGAACTTCTCCCAACGAATCTGACGGTCTGTTTTCTCGACTTTCTTGATTTCTTTTTCTTGTGCCATTGTTGTTTTATTTTATCCTTGCGAGCCTGTGGGGAGAGGGCGGTGGCGCTCTACCCCCACCAGCCCACAAGGGGCCGATAAGTTAAGCGAGTGTGATGTCCACCAAAAGGTCTGCCTTTGGAGTCCACACTTTAGCACCAACAAGTGCAACGACTGCGATTTCCATACCAGTCTTACCTGATACAGCCTTCTCTTCGTAGCGAATACCACGAGGTGAAGCGTAGGTTGCAACGTTCTTGACTCCGAACAAGCGGTGTCCTGAGTTTGTGAGGTCTGAGCGTGAGCCGAGGGTTGCTGATACGAACGTACCAGTGCGTACAACGTAGATATCTACGCCCATGTACGTACCCATAAAGCCGTTGTTGAGAGCTGCGTCAGCGTACGAGAAGCCAGAAGCTACCTGTGCCTGAGCAAAGCCAACTACGTCAGTGTTTTCGATAACGAGGAACAAACCAGATGCCGTTCCTGACTGATATCCAGCTACCTTTGAGAGTAGGTTGGACATGATAACAGGAATGTTTGATGCAGTTGTGAAGCCTCCTGCTGGGGTAGTGTAAGCACCTGTAGCGTCCTCAGTGAAGACGTTAAGAGCAAACTTGTCTACGCCGAAAGCAACAGAGTACGTAAGGTCGTCAAAGAAGTCTGCCATCAAATTGAAGTTTGACGTAAGAGTTTCAAAGTCGAATACGTGTGTGCCGAAGATCACTTCATCTGCAACAGTGAGTGCGTCATCCGTGGTAGTCATTGCAGATACAGAGTATGTACCAGCAACAGCCTGGATAGCTGCAGTCTGCTGTGTGATGTAAGGGTTCTGGATTCGTTTAAGGTCTGAGCGGTCTACGCGTGCGATCTTTTCGCATACGAGAGCTGCGCGGAGTGCGACTTCGAGATTAGACTTAAAGTACTTATCTCGGAGAGTATAGGTTGATAACGATGACATTTCTAATAGGGTTAAAAGTTAACCCACCGCCTTATTTTCGTCTGCGATCCATTCTGGCCTTGATGATAGCCTGTATTCCTTCGTCCGTTGTTGGTACTTCACCAGACAATTCGGCTTTACGGAGTAGGTCTTCGCCAGATGTTTTTGTTGTGCCGCGTGGGCTTCGTGTTTGAGTTGCCTGTGCGGTTTTCCTTTCCTCTGCTTTGTCGTTCAGGATGGTTTTGAGGGTTGGATTTTTCAGAGCCTCAGAGACGGAGATCTTCTTGAATTTTGCGAACTCAATCACTTCGTCCATGTCCTCTGCATCCACACTCGCCTTAGCTAAAGCTAGGACATCCATGTTCGATAAGCTGATTTCGGGTTTTGGTGTTTTCTTTAGTCGTTCGATAAGCTGCCTGCGCTTGCTTTCCGATTCTTCGAGCTTCTGACGGAGTTCTTCTTTCTCTAGGTCAGCCTCGGGAGATTGTTCAGTTTCCTCGGTGGTCTCCTCTACCGTCTCAGGTGTTTCTGGGACTTCCTGAACGTCCATATTCTCATTTTCCATTTTTGGAGATGGTTACTCAGTTATTGTAATTATATCACAGTGCTATTTCGTCGAGTCTTTTGCACGACGAGCTGCTGCCTCTTGTTCTGATTCCTCTTTTTGGTTGGCGATTATTTTGAGTTGTAACAAACCACCGCCAATGAACTTGATAGCGTCCTGTCGTGCCAATACCACAGGCTTTATCTCGCTATCCTGCAACATTGAAAAGTCAATGTTTAGCCATGCGTCCTTTCCAATTTCTTCGAGTGGAAGTGACGAATCGCCCACAGATGGCAAAAAGAGTTTTCTCAAAACGGTGAGTAGTTCATCGTTGCCTCGAAAGGTTGCCTTAATCAGTTCGATCTCATTGTTAGTGAGGTGAGTTTGTGCCTGATAAGGAATAATGTCTTTGAGGGTTGCTCTTTGTCCTTGATTCATTTCTTGTTATCTAACTGGTAATACTGGTGCTACGCCAGTGGGTGCCCCTGTAGCGGGTGCCGGAGTCGGGGCTGCTACGGCAGGTTGTGCTGATACTGATGAGAGCTGAATAGGCGAAACCACTGAGGTTTGCTTCAGAATCTCACCGAACAACATCTTCATATTAGGGTCTTGTAGGACTGCTGGGTTTCCGGCCAATGTCTGCATGACCGTTGAAAGGGTTTGCAGTACGGCTTGTTTGTCTACTGATTCATTTGTTACCTCAACATCGACTTTCCACTCTAAGTCTTTGAGAGACTCCTTCCATGTCTTATCTGAAACATCTGAGGGTACAAAGAATCTCTGATTGCCAAGTGGTGCCATTTCCTCACGCACTGACTGCTCCTCCTGCTGGCGGTTGAATGGGTCTAGTGGCTCAGGCTCTCCTCCACTAATAAGTGTTTCGATGTTATCAAACATCTTCTGAGTAGTGCGCTTGTTGTAGTTTTTAGCAGCCTGAACGGGAACGTACATTGCGTCTAACTGTGCGATACCTTGCTCGTCTAGGATTGCGGAGATTTCTTCCGCATTGTCCATCTTCTTCTTTAGGTGTGGAATGATAAATGTGCGGCACATCTCCTCAATATGATTACCTTTGTTCTCGGTCATTATTTCAAACAATGAGTTAGCCTGCTGTTGGAGAATCGCTCCGAGGGAGTAGGGAGTGCCGGATGGTAGGGTATTACCTCGTATTGCGTCTGGGGTTGATGAGAGTTCCTGTGCTAGTGCTCTCCATTGGTCACCAAAGGCCTGAAATGCCTGTATATCGGGCTTTGAGTTGTTAACCTGAGTGAGAGGCATGTTCGGCTGGTGAATGAGAATGTCGCCGGTTTCTATCGCTGACAATACATTCCTACCAATGAACTTAGAGTCCGCTGTTTGGAATACCAACTTGGTAGCAAGGTCAAGCGTGTCCTTCATGTTCTTGACACTGTGGTTCTGCATCCACTGTGCATCGAAGAGATATTCAACCGCTCCTATAGCGAGCGTGCGTCCGTCCTCCTCAATGAGGTGAGTGATCATGTATGGGCTCTGCTTTTCGTATCCGCAATACAGCGTAGCGTCCTCGTATGAGCCGTCCTTTTTCTGTGAGTAGGAGATAACGTGCATCTGCTGGCGGTAGGTCGTTTCATCTTCCTCTGTTGGTTCGATGCCCTTAGCACGTTTGTATACAGCAACAGACATCTCTCCGTGTACTTCGAAGAGTTCAATGAAGTTAGCTTGGTTGTCTTTTTTGTGGCCGTCGATTGTTTGTCTCTCCTCCTGGGCTTCGATCAGGGCTGTGACCGCGTCTTGGTCGTATAGTTCGTTCTGTCTAAGCTGATCGGGTGTTTTGTAAAACTTCTCTATGACTGGAAGTGCTGTGAAGTCTATCGGGTCAACGATAAGTCGGTTCCAAGAGATCACACTTGCGTCGAGTTTGCCGTCCTTTTCGACAAACTTCACAACCGCCGATCCATAGCGAGCGAGAGCACGTCCCCATTGATTTAAAAATACGTTAAAACGTGCCTCCTTCATCCACTCTTTTAGGAGGATGTCTGCCATGAACGCTGATGCCACGTTAGTCCTTTTGTCTGCTTTAATCCTAATATCCTTACGGTCTAGGTCAGTAGCTCTGTACCAAATGTTTACCGCTGCGGTAACAATATTGAAAAAGGGCTTCTCCCTACCAAGTGAATCAGTCTTACCGGAAGTGTGTTGTGAGTTTAAATACGCATCGATAGTTTCTATCGTGTCATGCATGGAAAAATCCACGTATTTACCGAGTTTTACTGTGCCTGATACATAGTTTTGTTCCGCTTCACGGACTATGGAGTGTACGTCTCGCATTGATTGTAGTATAGCAAATTAGGTTTTCCAGTTTCCTGGATGATTAAACTTCTCGATGAGCCCGTCAATCTTCCCCTCGAATCGCCGCTTGATCTCCGCATTGGTGCGTCTCATTTGTTCGTGATCTCTCTCGTAAGGGAAGTCTTCGTCTTTTGTTCTGAACAGATGCCCATAATAGCAATTCTTATTCGTCACACACCTGCCGCCGTTTAGATAGGCTTGTATACCTAATTCAACAGCCTGTGATCCCCACGAACCGTAGGACTCATCACAGACGTTCCATTTCCAGTAATTTTCACGAGAGATCATCCACGCACTGCCCTGTAGGCACATAGTCTCTGAGAGCATTTCAGTATCCTGCGTGTCGTATTGCATGACGAAATCTCTGTCAAAGTAGTAGCGTGAGGCTGTGGGCTTGTTTCTCACTTCCCACCTCTCCGCGTCAAGGATTAGTAAGTAGGGAGCCATGATTGTCTTATCGTCCATTGACTCCAATAGCACACGATCAAACCCCTGTGAGAATGAGCAGTGAGCGTCTACTTTAAACACAAATTCTCCTTTAGCCTGCTTACAGAGTTTATTCGTTAACGCCCTCTGTCCGATTCCAGGGTCTTCTTCTGTGAGGATTTCTATATCCGTCTCAGCGTGTTCTCTGATGTCTTGTATTGTCCGTTGTAAATACGGCTCGTTTCTGCTTGGAATGAGTATTGAGATCATAGCTACCTTGTACTGTTCATCGCTTGTCGTGCGTGGTTTCTGTCCCAGTGCTCGCTTTGTTTGTTCCTAATGTGTTCGGGCATGATTTCAGTCAAGGATGCAATGCTGTACCTAATAGCATCCATGCTATGACTCCACGTATGTTCAGGCTTTTGTATTATTTTACCGTCCTTGTCTGTGTCCCACAAATAGTTGCGATATTCTTTGATGACGTTTGCACTTCGTTTGGTGACGCTGATCTTTTGAGCTTGTACAGCCTGTATACCGTAGAGAACGGAGTCAGCACCCTTTTGAGCTGGGAGGATAGTAACCCCATATGAGGCTATTTCATCTATGCTCTTGGGTTCCGCACTGTCTGCTATGACTATGGCTTGCTTTTGGTTCTGAATGATATCCGCTATTTGTTTATTACTTAGTCCTTTTTGAAAGCATATCTCGTCGAGTATGTATCCCCCGTTGTAGTAGTAAAGAGCAACAATCGCTGTGGGGTCATTAGAATAGCCAAAATCAAGCCCAAAACGCTCTAATCTTGCTTCATGGGGGATTGTGTCGATGATCTGCCAATCCTTGTAAATCTTGCCCTCCACCTCCCCAAGTCGCCCGAGACCATACACCTGCCACCAACCTGCACGATTTTTGCGGGCTTCGATTGATGCGACTATCTCCTGTGAAAGTGCTTCGTTGTCCTTGTAGGTTAACGTTATGAACTCCACGTCTTCACGTTTATTCAAAATGTCCGTGTAGAACCAATACTCTGAGGAGGGGTTCCAGTCTAGAAAGATAAACTCTTTTGTTCGGACTTCTACCTGATCGAACACGTCCAGTGACACGTTGTTTGCTTCATTTAAGAAAGCTCTATCTCGTCTTGCTCCTCGTAGTTTGTCGGCTTGGTCTGCACTGAAGAACTCTATCTGTGAGCCGGTTTCGAATGTGTAAATACTATCTGTGCTGTTCCACAATGCATCTCTCCAATAGTGATGAGCGGTCATTATGTTTTTAAAGTCTCGCATCGCACCACGTTTTAAGTGGGGAAAGGACTCTGAAATCACACTGGTCAGTGTAGGTACATTATCGCTCTGTGCTCTAGCGATCAAATACAAAAGAATACTGATTGTTTTGGAGGCCGAAGTACCCCCAGCAACAGCTCTAATCTTCTTCTGTAAGGATATTATCTTTCGGGTTGCTGTCGTTTTGCTGTACATCTAGTGCAATTATTGGAGTGGGTAGTGCCTTGCCGTCACTGGTTATGTCCTGCTTGTCTCTGTAACCGTGATTGTTTGAGAGAATCAGCTTTGCTATCACCGGATTATACGTACCAGCAAGGCCATTTTCTAGCACTCTCTGCGCCTGTTCTGCTTTTAGCTTGTTTAAAGAGTCGGAAAAAGCTGGATACTTCTTGTTCCATTCAAAGATCGTGTCCTTGTGAACGTCCAAATACAAGCTCAATCCCTCAATGGTTGGTAGCTTTACATTGACTATACGCTCAAATGAATCACTTTTCTCTCCACGCGTTTTGTGAAACTCTTTTATCTCATCTACACACAACGCAACGTACTCTAGTACTTTGTTTGGTATGCCTTCGTGGTAATCAGTTGGTCGTCCCATATCATTCCTCCTCAAATATCATTGCTAATTCCTGCACTAAGATCTCTTGTTCTATGGGTTCAAGGTCTGTTTGTATCATTATATCATTATTCTTGACTATTACACAGAAAAAGGATTCTGCTTTGATACGTTTGGCGAATTTCTTTAGAAAGATACCTATTTTGACTTCTTCATCCATAGGAGAGCGGATCATGGAGTAATTATATCAAACACCGAAGTGTTCCCTTGCGAAACCGACTAGGCTTCCGGTGTATACACCTTTCTTACGTGCGCTCCTGTCGTAGCAATGTTTTGTTGTTGGCCAAATATCGAGCACGCCGCTAATTCTATAATGAATATCAGAGAATACTTCTACCTTAAGATCATACGATAACAATGTATCAAGATCCCCGAGTGCTGCATTTATTCTTTTGTGTTTGTATTGCTTCATAC